GCTAGATGACTATATTTTAAATAATTTCTATAAAGAATTTAGACAACTTGAATTTAAAGAAGAAGTATCTTTTGGTATTTTAAATAACCTTGTTATGCACTACAGTAAAGATTTTATTGGAAGCCCAGGAAGCACTTTCACTGGTTATATATACAGAGCATTAAACCAAAAAGAAGATACTTCATTAAAATTATTTACAGAAAGTGAATATGTTCAGACAGGTCCTTACTCTTGGAATGGGTATACAAATAGAGATATATACTCTAAGCAATGGTGGAGAGAGTGGAAAGAATCGAGGCTAGAGATATGAAGACAGCCCTTGTAATGGGTGCAGGAGGCTTTATCGGAAGCCATATGGTAAAAAGGCTAAAGGCTGAACAGTACTGGGTTAGAGGCATTGATCTAAAGCATCCAGATTTTTCAGAAACAGAGGCAGATGAGTTTATTCAAATGGATTTATCTGTTTATGAAAATGTTGAAAAAGCCATTCAGTTTAAAGGATATCAAGGAAACTTTTACAATGAAATACCATATAAGTTAATTACTGGTTTTGATGAAGTTTATCAATTTGCTGCAGACATGGGGGGTGCTGGATATATTTTTACTGGGGATAACGATTCTCAGATTATGGAAAATTCTGCACTTATAAACCTTAATTTACTTAGGGCTCAGTCAAGATTAAATGTAAAATATAATATTAACAAAACCAAGATATTTTATTCTAGTTCTGCTTGTATGTATCCTGACTATAAACAATTGTATGTTAATAATCCTGGATTAAAAGAGTCTGATGCATACCCTGCAGATCCTGACAGCGAGTATGGTTGGGAAAAATTATTTAGTGAAAGAATGTTCTTGGCCTTTAATAGAAATAATAAAATCCCAGTAGCCATTGCTAGATATCATAACATTTATGGACCAGAAGGTACTTGGGATGGTGGAAAAGAAAAGGCTCCTGCTGCAATGTGTCGAAAAGTTATACAGGCGAATAACTTTATAGAAATTTGGGGGGACGGAGAACAAACCCGTTCATTCCTTTATATAGATGAATGCATAGAGGCAACAAGAAGACTTATGGAATCAGATTTTACTGGCCCAGTTAATATTGGGTCTGAGGAAATGGTTACTATAAATCAGTTGGTAGACATTGCTTGTAGCATTGAGGGCAAGGTTTTAAGCAAAATGCATATCCATGGTCCTCTTGGGGTTAGAGGCAGAAACTCTAACAATGATCTAGTTAGAGAAAGACTAGGTTGGGATTATTCTATGTCTCTTAAAGATGGAATTGAAAAAACCTATAATTGGATACTTCAGGAAACAAAAAAGAACCCCTCCTAAGAGGGGTCCTAATTTGATATATTACTTAGGAAATTTAGCCATCCAAGATTTGGTCCTTGGGGTAATACCTTTCCAAGAAGACCAATCATCTCCACCGCTTGTCATATAGTATGCAATCTCTGCATTCTTTACGGGGTTAAATAACTCAGCATTAGACTCAAGATCAAACTTAGTTCTGCGATCAGGACCAAGGTTGTCTATCATATTGATTTGAAACATCCCATAAGAGGAGTCTCCAGTTTTGTGATCGCCATTAAAAGCCAATGGACGGCCATTTGATTCTTTCTTTGCTACTGCCCAAGCAACCACAAGGTCTTTGCCCTTGAAGCCAACTAGTGATAGTAGTTCCTTTAGTTCTAAATCTGTTAGATGTATTTTATTTTCAAAACTTTCTAACTTTTTTGCTTTAGAAACCAAAAAAACCTCTTTCGAGGTAGTTTCCAATGTCTGAGCCTGTTTTAGACTAAGATTATTCTTAGTGTCTAGATTTGGGGTAGCATTAGCAGAATTAGAAAAAACACTGAAAAGTGCTACGATACTGAGTATGCTAATGATCTCTTTGTTTCTTTCGATAAATTTAATCATAGTTTCCTCCTTAGAAAACAATAACACCCAGGTGGGTGTCTACTACCAAGTATAACATGTTTTTTCCTTACAAGTCAACTTTAAGCGTATAGATTATCTTTTAATTTATAAAATCATTAATAGTTGATTCAAATATGGTATAATCTAATAATGGCAACTCTAAGAGGATCTCAAACATCATACGATATTGGAAATAAACCACCAACAGTTATTTGGACTGTAGTTCGTGGAGACACTTCTGGATTTAAGGTTTATGCTACTGATGATGCCAGAGACCCATTGAATATTCCAGACTGGACAATTGCTATGAAGATTAAGCGTCCAAACCTTTCAGCAAATCTTGGAGTAATTACAGATGATGCCACAGTTATTTTAAACCTATACCCAGTAGCAGATGAAGATGATCTAATTGGTGAATTTACAGTTTGGCTAACAGCAGCAGAATCTGTACAACTTGAAACAGGAGACATCTTCGATATTCAGTTATCAGATGCTACAAGAGTCTGGACAGTTTGCCAGGGTAGCATGAACATCCTTGAAGATGTAACAGACTAATGGCAACAGCAACAGTAATTGATAATCTTAATAATAAAACAAAAAGCATTTTCCTAACAGATTATCCCCTAGTCAGTATTACTGAAAACCAAAGGCTAGTTCAGATAACAGAGGTTTTGCCATTTAGGGTAAAGTTTTCTGCCATTCAAATAGAAAAAATAGGACTTGGAAATACCCCAGCAATCCCTTTACAGGTTATTGGCTATAGCAACTACATTCTCTAATTAGATAGTTTTAAATGCGTGTTATAATTACCACATGGCCAAAATATCAATTGCGAATGTAAAAAGTCTGTTCCAAACAGGAGACAGACCTACTCAAGAAAATTATGTAGATTTAATTGATACCCTATCTGCACAGTCAACAGACTTAGGATCAGCGGGTAACAATGAAAATACAATTGAAGGTATTGAGAATATTACTGTTGTTGATAACTTTGATGCCACAGTATGGCGTATGGTCAAGTATATTATTTCAATAGCAAAGACCTCTGCAGGGGACAACAAGTTCTATGCAACCGAATTAACAATTCTTGTTGATGGTACAAATGTCTCAGTCAGCGAGTATGGCACTATCGACACGAATGGGAATATTGGCACCATTAGCGTCTCTCGCACTGGAAATACCGTGGCCTTAACAGTCACTCCAGACCCTGCGATCAAGCCAGTCACTGTACGATATGCTCGTATGGGACTTAAGGCATAACTAAGGAGATAAAAAATGGCAACAGTAAATAAAGATTTTAGAATCAAGAGTGGACTTATCGTTGAGGGCACAACAGCCACACTTAACGGAGTAGATATTCTTGCAAAGAATGTAGATTCAGATAACTACATTATTGATTTGATTGGTGGAGAAACACTTGTAACATCTGTTGAATCAACACAGATGGAAGTTATTGCTGGTGAACTTAACATCAAGGCAGGCGTATTTGATCCAGATGGCGCTGCAGATGCTGCAGAACTTGCAGCAAATGGTTACACAGACACAGCGCTTGAAGATTATACAACAACAGCAACACTTGATACAACAGTAGGTGGATACGGATATCTTAAGAATGCCGATCTTCCAACAACGTACTCAGATTCAGATGTAGATGCACACCTTTCAGGTGGAGACGGAATCACATACTCAACAGGAACAATTTCTGCTGATGTTGCTGGTGGTCTTGGAATCACTGCTGGTCAAGTTGTTGTAGATCGTATAACAGTAGACACTTGGTACGATGCAGCAGGAGATGCAGATGCTGCAGAACTTGCAGCAAATGGTTACACAGATGGTGAAATCACTACAGCACTATCAACCGCACAGGGCTATGCTGACACAGCAGAGTCTGATGCTAAAGCATACACAGATCTTCTTCTTGGAGATGTAACAATTAATGGAACTGGTGGAAATACAGTTACAGATAGAATTGCAACAGCAGTTGCTGATCTTGTAGATTCAGCACCAGCAGCACTAGATACATTAAATGAGTTGGCTGCAGCACTTGGAGACAATGTTGATGCAGAAGGTCTTGCTACAGCAATTGGAAATAAACTTCCTCTCGCTGGTGGAACGCTTTCTGGAAACCTTGCAATGGGAACAAACAAGATCACTGGTCTTGGAACTCCTACAGCAAACACAGATGCAGCAACTAAGGCTTATGTAGACGATCAAACAACTACAGATGTAGCAGAAGGCACAAACCTCTACTACACAGATGGTCGTGCTCGCTTGGCAATCGCTGCAGGAACTGGTATTGATTACAACTCAACAACTGGCTACATCGATGCAAATCTTGGAACAGGTCTTGGACTTGATGGTTCAAGCCAAATTGAAATTAATCGTACAACCGTAGATACTTGGTACGATGCAGCAGGAACTGCAGCAGGTCTTGCAGGTAACTATGATGCAGCAGGAACAGCACAAGGCATTGTTGATGCACTTGACACAGACGATATTGAAGAAGGTTCAACAAACCTTTACTACACAGATTCTCGTGCAACAGATGCAATGAGAACCTACTTAACAGATCCAATGCTTACAACAACATCAAACCTAAGCATTACATATAGTGCAGGACAACTTCATATTGATGCAGAAAATGGTGTAGCAGATTCAGATACTGATGATTTGACAGAGGGTACAACAAACCTTTACTTCACAGATGTTCGTGCAGTAGATGCTCTTGAAGCAGTTGTTCCAAACTTTACAGCAGTTGAGATTAACTCAATTGCAAAGGAAGTTGCAGCAACAGCAACAATTTCAACAGCAGGAACAACAACAGCACTTACATGGGATACAGCAACATACAGAACAGTAAAAGCACTTGTTAAGTTTGCAACAGCAACTCATACAGAGGTTTCAGAAGTTCTTCTTACTCTTGATTCACTAGATAATGTTGCAATTACTGAATATGCAGAAGTTGGAACTAGTACTTCTATGGGAACAGTAACAGCAACTGTTGTGGCTGGAGAAGGTCGTATTAATGTGACCACTTTAAATAATGCTACAGTAGTAATTGTTAGAGCAACACTTTTAATATAAGTAATTAAAGGTTTTGGGGGGTTCCTTAAAAATCCCCCACAAAAAAGTAGTAAAGAGGAGAAGTAAATGACAACAGTAGAAAAAGATTTTAAAGTCAAAAATGGCTTAATCGTCTCACTTGGGGGAACCTTTGGCGGTACTGTAACAGTTGATGCTCCTACTGAGTCAATGCATGCTGCAACTAAGCAATATGTAGATCAGGCAACTGGGGTAGAAGTATCAAATACTCCTCCAGCAATAACAAGAGATGGCCAGTTCTATCTCAATTCAGACACATCTCATTTATCTGTATCTTACAACAGCGAGTGGCTAGTTTTGGCAAACTTCCTAGATACAATAAACCTACCACAACATATTCACGATACATCTATCGGTGGAAATGGATTAATGGTCACAATTTTTCAAGATGCAGGTTTTTATTACGAAGTGCCACTATCATTCAGTGATGCTGGAACATACCAGCAAACTGTTTGGGATGTACTTTTTGATGGTGGTATAGCAATAGATAACTTCAACTAAAATTGATGTTATAATAAGATAAGTTACTGGGCAGCCCCCATAAGGAGAAATAAAATATGGCAACAAGAATGCAACAGCGCAGAGGTACTGCAGCACAATGGACAGGCGCAGACCCAATCTTAGCAGCGGGAGAAATTGGCTTCGAGTCAGATACCGCAAAGTTTAAAATTGGTGATGGAGTCAATCATTGGGATGAACTTGTATACTATGCATCTGCTACAGAATTAGCCAACCTTATTGATGGTGCACCAGATCTGCTTAATACACTTGGTGAATTAGCAGCAGCACTAGGCGATGACCCAGATACTATAACAACTATTTTAGTAGATCTTGGAAACAAGCAAGACAAAGTAACTAATATTTCAGATTTAGAAATTGGATACCTTGATGGTGTTACTGGTGGAATTCAAGGACAAATTGATGCTAAGGCAAATACAACTACAGTTAATACTGCGCTTGATGGTAAGCAAAATGTAGTAACAAATGTATCAGATACAGAGATTGGATACCTTAATGGTGTTACCTCTGCTATTCAAACACAATTAGATGGTAAGGCTAATGCAACTGAAACTACAAATGCCATCGCTGCAAAGCAAACTATTGTTGCAAATGTTTCAGATGTAGAAATAGGATACCTTGCTGGCGTTACATCTTCAATTCAGACACAACTTGGTACAAAAGCATCTACAACAGAGTTATCAAATCACGAATCAGATACAACAAATATTCATGGTATTACAGACACAGCACAATTAGCAACAAAGACTTATGCTGATGGAATTGGAACAACTGCAACTAACGCACTTGCTCTTAAAGCACCACTTGCAGATCCAACCTTTACAGGAACAGTTTCAGGTGTAACAAAGACACATGTAGGTCTTGGAAATGTTGATAATACAGCAGATTCAGCAAAGCCTGTATCTACAGCACAGCAAACAGCACTAGATGCTAAGTTAGCACTTGCTGGCGGAACAATGACAGGAGCACTTACATTATCAGGTGCACCAACATCAGATCTTCATGCAGCAACTAAGTTATATGTTGATGGTCTAGCAGCAGGAATTAACTTCCACCAACCAGTAGTTGCAGCAACAACAGGAAATCTTGCTGGTACATATGACAATGGAACTTCAGGCCTAGGTGCAACACTAACTAAAGCATCAAGCGGTGCTATCGGTACAATTGATGGCGCTACTGTATCTGTTGGCAATAGAATTCTTCTCCGTGCACAAACAGATGCTAAAGAAAATGGTATTTATGTTATTACTGCAGTAGGAAGCGTATCAGCCCCATGGGTTATAACTCGTGCAGCAGATGGAGATAATAATCCTTCAGGTGAATTGGCAACGGGTGACTTTACATTTGTAACATCTGGTTCAACAAATGCTTCTAAGGGATTCATCTTGAGCACAACGGGAACAATCACCATTGGAACAACGGAAATTGCTTATACACAGTTTAATGCCTCTGAATCAGTAATTGCAGGAACAAACATCGATAAGACTGGTGCAACAATTTCTGTTGTAAGTGCTCCTACATTTTCTGGTGCAATCACAGCATCATCTGGTGTAGTATTCTCAGACGGAACACAAACTCTTGAGGGAGTTCCTTCACGCACACCAATTATTCAAAAGACAGCCTCTTATACACTTTCAGCACTTACTGAAAGAGATGATTTAATTGAGATGGCTTCAGGGTCAGCAATGACGCTTACAATCCCAGCAGATAGCACGTTAGACTTCCCAATTGGAACTTCCCTTGATGTCCTGCAAACATCAACTGGGCAGGTTACAATTGCAGGCGCTGGCGGAGTAACAGTAAACTCAACACCTGGCTTAAAACTTCGTACAACCTGGTCATCTGCAACTCTCTTTAAGAGAGCAGCAAATACATGGGTTGTATACGGCGATCTGACAGCATAAAAATTTAATAGGAAAATAGGAGAATAAAATGGCAGCAGGTAAAAAAGCAGGTAAGAAGTCCCAAGCATCAAATGACTTTTTGGAGCCATTAGCACCGACTGGTGTTACTGGAACAAATATTGGAACAGGCAGAGCATTTGATAATGGTGCTGTTTCTGTAGCGTTTTCTTTACCAGCCCTATCTCCTAATGCTACATCCTTTACAGTAACAGCAAGCACAGGACAGACAGCAACAGGGGCATCTTCTCCTCTTACTGTAACTGGAATTGCTTCAGCAGCAACACCAACATTTACAGTAACAGCAACTAATAGTGCAGGAACATCTGCTGCATCTACTGCATCTGCAGCAGTTACAGTAACAACCATTCCCGCAGCAGTTACTATTTCTACCGCAACATCTCCATCTGCTAATATAGACAGAGTTACATGGACCGCTCCAGCAACTGGTGGCACAGCCATTACTGGATATAAAGTAAAATCATCAGATGGCCCAATTTACACTTTAGGAGATGTTTTAACCTATGATATATCAGAAACTGCAGGAACTAGCCAGACCTACCAAGTTCTTGCTATTAATGCAAATGGAGACGGAGCATACGGAGCAAGTTCTGGTAGCGTTACAACTACTGCACCATTCTTCCCGTACTTCCCACCGTACTTCCCACCGTTCTTCCCATTCTTCCCGTACTTCCCACCGTACTTCCCACCGTACTTCCCACCTTCATTCCCGTACTTCCCAAGATTTACCCCTGGTCCACTAGCAATGCCAACCTAAGAGTTGACTGCTTATGATATACTAGAGTAAATAACAAAGGAAAGCAAACTATGGAAAAAATAGAGTGGTTCGACTTGCCTAGATTAGAAAAAACTAATCACAGGATAGCATCACATGACATAGGAAATAATATTACTGTAATCAATTTAGATTTTGGTATTAATTTATATAGAAATGCCATAAAAAAAGAAGACTGTCTGAATATTATTGACTCTGTTGAAAATGCTATAGGATCTGGCGCTGAAAATTTAGTCTGGTCTGGAGCACAAGTTAATGATATGGCTAATGTTGAAATTGTCAGAAATTGTGTTGACTTAAAATTTAAGAGAGAACAACTTGGAACCTCCTTGCCTTTTGATCAGGGTCTTTTTGACTCTCATAAAAAAGTTGAAGATTCTTTAGACGAATGCTTAAGACATTACGAAAGTCTCTGGCATTTAACAATGCACTACAAAGAGGCTTTTAATTTTGTGAAATATCTTCCAGGAAAATACTTTAAAATTCATGGAGATCATGGGCCATATTATACTTGTACAATATCTGCCGTAGTCTATTTAAATGATAATTACGAGGGCGGAGAGATAGAATTTACAAGACAAGGCCTCAAGGTAAAACCAGAGGCTGGAGACATTATTCTATTCCCATCTAATTTTGTTTATGAACATGCATCATGTGAAGTATTTGAGGGTATAAAGTATTCTGTAGTAATTATGACAGATTACAATGACTTACATCATAAGTAATATATAAACTAATATAGGAGAAAAAATGAACATTGCTGAAAACACAAAACAAGTTAGTAATCAAACCTGGAGTTCTGTAGAAGATTTAGGTCAAGGCATTTTTGTATACAGAGATGTAATAACAAAAGATATGGATGTCATAAATAGACTAGAGAACATCTTATCAATACAGGGAAATAACTATGAGTGGCAACCAGCCTATGTTGGATATCAGCAAAGAATGCCAGAGTATAGGGACTGTGTAGACTTTAAATTTAAGAAAACAGATATATCTGGAGATCCAAGTGAATCTTCATTAATGTTGCAGCAGATTTGGCAAGACTGCTATGATAAAAAACTTCCAGCAGTTCAACACTACAGTTCACTATTTAGATTAGGTGAACTAAGATACTGGGAAGCCATGAATTTTATCAAGTATGGCCCAGGACAACACTTCCAGGAGCACCATGATCATGGATTTTCTTATAATTGCACAGTTTCATTAGTTGCATACCCTAACGATGATTATGAGGGTGGCGAGTTACAATTTAGACTTCAGGATAAAATGATAAAGCCAAAAGCGGGGGATCTATATATATTCCCATCAAACTACATGTATCCACATAGGGCTATGCCAGTTCACTCAGGAGAAAAACATTCTATTGTTACTATGCTTGATTATAGTGCTAAGTTTCACACACCAGATATGTATCAAGACACTGGAAACTAAATGAATATTGATGTTTATAAAAGAAAACACTTTAATGTTAACCTAAGTACTATTTCTGTTAAAAGAGACTGGATGGATAATACTTTTGATAAACATGCATACAGGTGCTTTCCTGTTTCTTTGGCAAATACTCTTGGTTGGACTTTTTCTTATCCAGAAGACATTTCCTTTATTTGGGATGGAGTTCCAGATTCTTCTCAGGGGCATGTGACTGTGCTATCTGGAGAGAAATATGTTTCTACTGGAAGATCAAATGCAACTATAAGTTTTGACACTGGTCTAACATTTATAACAGATAAGAACATCAGCCTTTTGCTTATGCCAGTTCCTAATCAATTTATTGATGGGGTTCAAGGGTTTACAAATATTATTAGTACATCTGTATTAAAAACAGATATTCCCTATGCTTGGAAAATAACAAAAGCAAATGAAGTTATAACAATTCCAGCAGGAACACCTATTGTTTCTATAATCCCAATCTCTTTAACAGAGATTCAAAATACAGAAATAAATCTATATGATGAAAACTTTGATCAATCTTTTTATGATGAAGTAAAAGAATATGGGAATGCCTCATTTGAAAAATCAAAACTTGGAGATTGGACAAACTTTTATAGAGATGCCATTAATCATAGAGGAGAGACTATTGGTGAGCATGAGGCAAAGACTATTAAATTAATAATAAATGACCATACAGAAAAACAAAATGAACACTAATAAGATTACATTTACTGCTAATAAAGTTTGGCTCTCATCAGAAAGCAGTTCAACACCAAAGCCCATAATGAAAACAATTCCGTCCTGGTATAGAAAAGCAGATAGATTTGCAAAAAATGTCTCTAGTGGAGATTTTTATATTGGCCCAGATGGCGGAAAAGTTCCAACATGGAAGGCGTGTCCAGCAATATTTGATATTATGGGTTCTGGATACTCTTTAAATACACCATGCGATATTGAATTTTTTAAGGGATCAAATGGTTTGGAGTTTAAGATTGCAAGCGTAAAGTATAGCGACTTTATACAGAGTAGATCTGAGATGCCACAGTTTGAGCATCCTAGGGGTTATTATAAGAATCATTTTGCTTGGACATGTGACTGGCAGATAAAACTTCCAGAAGGGTATAGTGCGTTATACTCTCAACCCTTTAATAGATTTGAACTTCCCTTTTTTACCACAAGTGGCATTGTTGATAATGATAAAGTTAACATGCCAGGTTCAATGCCATTCTTTATTTGTGATGGTTTTGAGGGCATTATTCCAGCAGGAACTCCATATGTACAATTACTACCTTTTAAAAGAGAAAATTGGGAATCAGAAATTATTGAACAAAACGATGGTTCAAAAATTATGATGCAGTCAATAGAAAATTCTCAAATTTATAGAAAACCAGACGGAGGAATTTATAAAAATGAAGTTTGGGAGCCAAGAAAATATGAGTAGTTTTTGGTGGTATAATTAAAATATGAACAATATTGAATATACTAACAATTATCCAAATGAAAGATTCTCAATCACACCCTCTGGATATTTTGGTTCAAGTTCAGATATGATTCAGGCAAGAGAGAACTTCATGACACCAGAAGAACTTTCTTTTTTGTCTGATGCTGCAAGAAAAATAACTATTTGGGATATAACTCAAACTCACTATAATGAAGATGGTACCGTAATCTATGACTCAGGTTACTGGGAAAATAGAGTTGCAACTAGAAATGCTTTAGATTCAAATGATGAAGAGATAGCGCCAGTAATAGAAGGTCTTCAGGAAAAATTAAAGAATGAAGTTGATTTATTTTTTAATGTAGATTCATTGCCTACAAACCCAGCAATAGTAAGATGGCTTCCTGGACAACTTCAAAACCCACATGCAGATAAAGAACTACATGACGGACCAGATGCTGGAAAGCCAAATGATTTTCCTTGGTATGATATAGCAGGACTATTTTATTTAAATGATGATTATGAAGGAGGAGAACTATACTTTCCTCTTCAAGGGATAGAATTTAAGCCAAAGGCAGGCGCAGCGTATTTTTTCCCAGGAGATAAAAACTACATTCATGGTGTTAGAGAAATAACTAGTGGTATAAAAGGGAAGTTCAAATCTATTAAAG